AGAAATTTTGCAATTGTCCGGCTTTAGCAAACCCAAGAGGTTGTCCAGATACTGAAATGCTAGGGTGCAATCCCCATGCTTGTCCAAGAAGATTAACACCTTCACGAGTTGTTGCAGGGCTTGCAACGGCTTTACCAGCTGCACCAGCTAATAATTTTTCAGTTGTTACGCCTGTTGCCTTTCCTAATGCTTTAAGTGGTCCATAACCGAATAATCCACCCAATGCAGCTTCTTGACCAGCTTGTCCAAGATTTACTTGCTCACCATGTGCTTTTTGTTCAAGAACTTTACCAAGTCCGCTTAATGTTGCTCCACCGATACCAGCACCAACTGGTCCACCAAGAATACCACCACCAACTGTACCAATAGTTCCAAGAATTTCAGATATCCATGCTTTAGGATCTAAACCTGATTTTTTTTGTTGAGAAGGTAATACATAATTACCAGTTTGCTGATACTGTTGTGCTACTTGCTGATTTAATTGATCTAGTGGATTAGCCATATTATTTAATAAAACCCATTCCTTTAATAATTGAATTTGGTGTAATACCTAATGTTTTTAATGCGTTAACATCGTTTGGATTAACATTTGTAAAGTTATTACTAACATATTTAAGAGCTATTTGAGCATTTCTATCACCAGCATTAGCCATAGGTTGTAAAATATCATTAGTAAATATTTGTCTATCACCTTTTCCAATACTCTGAGCATATTGAAGCATACTAATAGGTTTATTACTTGCATCATAGAATCTAAATCCTTGAGCAGTTTGTTCATTTCTTGGGTGTGATACTTGTTGTGGAGCAGATACTTGTTGGGCAGAAGTTTGTCCACTACCTCCTAATAAAGCAGTCAAATCACCAATAGTTGGTGCATAACCTCCACCACCACTGCTTCCACTTCCACCTCCATATAATGAAGCATTAAGTTGTTGTTGTTTCATTTCATTATTAATTTCATTCTGTTGAATGTTTTGAGCAGAGCTATATTTGTCAAGATTTAGTTTATTAAGAGCATCTTGTAGTGTTAAGACATTTTGCTGTCCTTGGTTTCTTGCTTGAAGAACTGCGGGAGCATAGACTGTAGAAGCATAATTAGCTTGTTCGCCGAGAGGAATACCTGAAAAACCTATACCACGCTGTTGAGCACCTGTTAGGATATTTTGATATGCTTTTGACTGAGCAGCATCAGCAGCAGATATGTTTGCAGCAGTTTGACCAGGAATTAAATCCATCTGTGACTGAATAGTCTGAGCAGACGGAGCATATGTTGTATTAAGTTCTGATAGGATTTGGTCTAGAGTTCTTGCCATATTTTTACTTGACCCGCCTTGTTGCTTGTATTATATCACGAATCATGATGATTAAACTTTGATTATATAGTTAAAAATTGCATATGGTTGCATAGTATTATGTGCTCCACCACCTGTAACAGGAGTTGTTCCATTATACATACTTTTTGTCATATAATTACTAGCACTACCAATTGTAGTAGAGGTAGCATCATAAGCAAAAGTGCTTATACTAGTATATCCTCCTTGTGGACCTATTTGGTCATCACCACCAAATGCATGATTATGAGTTGGTATTTCATCAATAGATAATGTATGATTTTGTTCACCAGAAGATTGTCCTAATGTATTCCAAGTATTTAATCTTACAGAACCTGTATCTTGTCCAACTGCTACTCTTCCACGCATATCAGGCAAATTAAATGTAGTTGAACCATCACCTGTTCCGTATAAAGTTCCTACTACACCAAATAAATTAGCAAATTGTGTTCTTGATATTGCAGTTCCATCACAAAGTAACCAACCTCTTGGTGCAGTAGTTCCACCATACATTGTCATTACACCTGAAGGATTAAATGCACCATTATCTTGTCTATTTGCAAGACTTCTTAATGAGTTATTAATAACTCCATAATTTTGACCTAAATCGTTATTAGTATTAAGACCAGTAAATGGCATTATTTAATCCTTCGTGTTTGAACGACCATTGTATGACCTAAGAATTTATGCGGTTGTCTTGCTGCGTAATTCTTATATCGTAATGCTATTCGTCTATATTCTCCCGGAACATAAATATATGATTGTAATTCTGATGTTGTACCATATTGAGCACCAGCACCAAATATTACACCTGTACCATATTTGACACCAACACCTTGAGTATTTTGATTTATAACAGTTGTCCAGTTATCACGCAAATCATACGCATATTGACACGTAATTGTATAAGAATCTGATTGTGCTTGGAATCTTGGTTCCCAATATCTAATTTCTTTAAGCACCGCTGGAGATGCAAAACTCATATAGTTTGTACTAAGTTCAAATTCTATTATTCCACCTAAGTTTGAATAATCATTTGTGGTTAATTCTTGCCAAAATACTTTACCAACAAGTGATGATCCTACAAGTAAAACATATCCATCATTGAAAGCTGCAAATGAACGTGCAACATATGCTTTTGTATCTTTACTTTCTACAGTAGTTCCAGTAGCAGCAAAGTTTAAATTCCATACATAACATTCATCAGGAGTTGATGAACCACTTGATCGATACCATAAATATAAACGGCCACTATTAATTTCAACTACACAATCGGCTTTGTTCTGTAAATCAATAATTTCCTGATAAATATTGCTACTAAGCAATTCAGCCTGCGAACCATTTGAACGATACACACCATCGTTTGATAGATAATACATATAGTTTTTATCAATAGCAGTTGTTTCTTGTGTAAATGTTCCATGATGATCAGGAGCTGATGATAAATAAAAATCTGTTCTATCTGAACCGCTAAGAATGTATCTATTATTGTTTGTATTTATATATAGATATCCATTAAGTGATGCAAAAGATGCAACTGGATCGCCTGTTTTTGGTGCCGGAATATATATAAAATCTGTTGATGTAAATGTTTCATATAGTCCAAAGTTTGAAAATACAATTTTATTAGGGTCAAGTGATGTTACTAAGAAAATCATACCTTTGTGCTGACAAATGTGAGTATAGTTAGTTGCACTTACTTGTGATTCTGTAGTGAAATCCCATTTTCTATAACCATCATATCCATTAACGTAATAAATAACATCATTAACTATAGTAAATCGATATTTAGTTGCTGAAGCATTTAATCCAGTTTTAATTGCAGTTAATGCTCCAGTAGAGTTATTAACTGTATATAGTGAAGTACCATGAACAAATAATGTTACTTTAGTTCCATCAGATTTATATGCTCTAAATAATCCTTTTACTGCTCCTGCAGTTGCATAATATTCTTTGAAATTTATTGCATAAGATGTAGTTGAGTATGAAAAACCTAGATCAGTAGATATAAAAGCAGTTGTTGCAGAAGTTGTTGTTGATAGATAATATGAACCAGAACTCACATCTTGCGTATAAAGCACTATAAAGTAATCAGTAGAAATAGTTACGCTTGGAGCTTCTACAAAATAAAATGTTTGATAAACTAATGTAGCAGTTGGAGTTGAAGCAGCAATAGATGATGTTGCAAGCAATGTTCCTAATGAGCCTGCAACAGAAGACCATATTTCAGCCATAACTACACCCGAAGCACTAATATCATTTTTAATATTGACATCTATTTTAGTTAATCGTGCAGTTGCACCAGATGTAAACTTCTGTGCTATACGAGTTGCATTATTAATACCTATTGTACTTGCACCAGTAACAGCAGTAATTGCTGCGTCTTGAGTTTCACCTACAGCTGCTGAATGAAAATCAAAACCTTTTCTAGTACTATATTCACCAAATGTAGTTATTCGAGCATTCTTAGATACTCGCCATTCATTAGACCCACCATTTGTAAGCGGAAACTTATCATTACCAACGAATGAGTTATAACCCTTTGAGTAATCATTTATCTCAAATGTAGTTTGATGTGCAGAAGGACCTGAAATCCTCTTAGAAATTCGTTTTGCCCACGGCATTTTTGTTTATCCTCATTTGAATTGCTTTACCTGTTTGTGGAACTGAATATTTAACTACAAGTTTTTGTAATAATTCATCATATTTATTTTGTAATATTGCCGCTTGATCGTAGTTATCTTTTACTTGCAAGCATCTATATGCTGCACCGACTACCAAAACTTCCTTAAATTCAGAAGGTATTGATGGAACATCAGTTGTATTTGCAAGTTCTGTAGGTTTACTCCAGTATCGCAATTTAATTGTAAATGCCTTTGTTGGAGCAGGAAAGACCTTTATGACGCTATCATATATATACCAAAATTGAGGAATAGATGGAGCATATCTGGTTATGTTATCAGAACTAGGATATAGTTCATTTAATCTTTCATAACTTATATACTCTAAGAGTCTTTCATATCCTGTAGTAGTATTTGAAATGTCTACTGCTTGAACATAATCTGATGGTAAAGTCGATCCATTAGTTATATCAGCTACATTTGTAACTAAAGTGTAATTAGCAAATGTTTGCATAAATGGTAAACGATACTCGTTAAATATATCGTTTTGAGTATCATTAATATAGTTGGTAATTTCATTAGAACTATATCCAGTATCTCGGATTCGTTGTTGTACTCTTGAAATTAAATCAGATAATTGATAAGCCATTGAATTCCTATCTGCCCTGTTGCTTGTATTATATCACTTTTCAAGTAATATATTTACAAACCAGATAACTTATCTAATGCTAATTGTACGTCTTCACCTGTATTACAAACTGCTTCAAATCTTATTGCTTCTTCAATAGTGCCAGATTCAAGACCTGCCCATTTTAATATTGCTTCTTGAGTTGTTAATGTATTTCCTGATTCTCCACTAAGAACATTTGCTGCTTCTTGTTCTGTTAAACCAGTTGTACCAGCTATTGCATTTAGATGTTCTTGTATAGTAGCCATATATCTTTATTATAACATTGAATTAAGCATTATCTACTAGCTGCTTGTTGTTGAGTTATAAGACCTCTTATGCTATCTAATACAGTTTTAGCAATAACTGTGTGTCCTAAAGTATTAGTATGAAGTCCATCATTTGAAAAATAAATAAGGTTTTTATTAAGGGCAGTATTTATATCACAAACTATAGTAGTTGTTGGCAAAGCAGGTTCTTGTGTATTTCCAGATATAGGTGCTTGTGTTCCTGCCACTACTCCACTTATTACTGCATTAAGTGTATTTACGTTAGTATCTGTATTACCTACAAAATAAGCAGTGGTGCTAGGTATTTTAGCAACATTACATATTAATACCGGAGTATAGAGAGTTGTATAAGGTTCAAAACCATAACCCATAAAGTTAAATGTAGCTGTTCCATCTGTTGCTGCCATAGATGTAAGAGTAATTGTAATAACGTGAGCTACGTTTGCTGTAAGTCCTGTGATTCTCTTAACCATTGGTACACAACCATAAATTGTAGCTGTTCCTGTAGTTGTAGTTGAAGCTGAGTTAGATAAAGTACATGTAGCACCACCAGTTGCTATAGCTGAAATGTAAGTATTAGCAGGTATACCAGAACCTGTAATTAATCTGCCTAAGTCGGCTGACGAGTTAAATGTTCCTGAAGTTCTAGTAAGAGTTGTAGTGCCATTTACTGAATAGGTAAAAGTTTGTTGATTTGCAGTTGCACTAGCACCAGTTGTATTAACTGTCACAGAACCTTGTGGAGGAGTTGCACCATCAACTTTAATAGTTGCAGCACCGCCTTTAGATGCACCTGCCCAAGCTAAAAAGAATAAATCAATAGTTCCACCATCATATTGATTAGTTAAATTAATAGTAATTGTTGGAGGAGTAGCACCAACCGCACCTGTAAATGATTGAACTGCACCACCATATTGACCACTAGCTGGTTGAACTTTAGCTGCCCAAGTTGCTGCAGCACCGTTACCAGCAACAGTGACTATATTTGAATCAAGTGGTGACATGTTGAAATAAGTTGCAGAACAAGTTTGAAATGCTGCCCAAGCTCTTAAAGCTTCACCAAACGCTACAGAATCCATTGTTAGACTACCGGCATCATTAATTCCAGTCATTAAGATAGATGAACCTGGTCCTGTCATATATTCATAACTATATGGTACTTGCAAAGCACTTTGTACGCCTTGTGTATTTACGGCAGCAGTACCAGCAACATTTCCACCAGAAACAGCAGCACATGCTAAAGATGTTGCACCAGCACCATTAATAGCTGTTAAAGTAACTACTGTATTATTTTGGAATATTACATAACCACCAATCATAGGTGTAGTAGTTGATTGACAAGCTATTGTTGTGTTACAAGCTTGAAAACCTGAATTATATGTTTGAGATCCTGACGCTATAGTACAACCTGTAAATGATGTTGCTGTTGTTCCTGTATAAGTTACAGTTTGAGCACCACCATTTGTATAAAGACTAAAAGTTCCTGACGCAGCAAAATCTATAGTTGAAGATACATTTACAGTTGATGATACTGTAGATATTGTTCCAGACCCTGTAGTTTGTGTTGATGCAAATTTAGATGTTAAGTTTATTAAAGGTGCAAAGTTTTGCGGAAATGCATTTTTTGGAGAAACTGCTGGATTCATAGATGTAGCCCAGCCACCTTGATATATTCCAGATAATTCATGTTGCGATCCACCTACCGCATAATTTCTAAATCTACCTGATAATCGTATAACTAATGTTCCACCTGGATCTGCAACTCCAGCACCTGAGGGAGTAGATTGTACTCTAATAAGTTTATTTCCGGCAACAAGAGCTAAGCTAGTTGTAGGAGTTCCAACTGCACTGTTATAACCTTGTGCTGGGTTATTACCACCACCATCATTTACTTTCGTAAAATTAATAATTGTGTTTTCTGCAGCTCCAGTTACGTTTGCAGATGCTGAGTTAATTATTCCAATAGTATTATATGTTCCTGAGAACTGAGAAGCAGGTACAGCAATGCTCCATGAACGATAGTTAGTTGCATTAGCAGTTATTGTAGCTCCCGGAAAGTATGACGCAGCATCTACCCAGCAATCTTCAGGTACAGGTACATAAGTAGTAAAGCTGGTTGCGGCTACTATGGGTGGAATTGATACATAAATAAATTTGCCTTCCCAACTAATTCCAGTTATATCCTGAACCATATTAGGCCATTGACCTCTATCTTTAAGAGTTCCACCATTAAAGTAAAATCCACCGGTACCAAATCCAGCATTCATAACATTTGTAAGAGGCATAGCAAAAGAGTGTCCAGCTATAAGTACTTTAGACATAATTACGGCTTCTGAATTAATTTGATTTTGCACAAACGCATCTGTAGCAATAAGAGTAGAGTTATCACCTAATGATTGAGTTTTAGCTCGGATAGTAGTTGGTTTACTGCCTGGACTAATCATGTAACACTCCAACAAACTTTATCTGTTGCATTTGATCCTATTACATATACAAGGTTGATGTTACTCGGTGAGATTGTAAGCGAAGAGCCAGCAGTAAGCTCAAATCCGTTAAGCAAGGTTACACCTGAGTTACCAATGTAAACTGATGCCGTATTGGTGGAAAGAGCTTGTATAACAACACCATTAGTCATAGCAATAGATGAAGCTGTGAGTTGTGTAGCAGTAACTGCTGAAGTTGTTTGACCTATGTTAATGGTTGCTGAGGGTGTACCAGTATTCCCGATGGTTAATGCACTTGCTGTTAGTGTAGTTTCTACTGTTAATGCACCACTTGGGTTTACTTTAACATCTACATATCCACCACCACCACCAGTTGTAATTCCATGAATAACAGAATTTGTAACTATACCTACATCAGTAGCAACTACTTGAGTATTCAGTGTTTTAAGTGTATTTGCAGTACCAGAACTATCGGTTATTTGGGTTTTCTGTGCACCGCTTGTTTGATTAGTGGAGGTAGATATACCTTCAGATAAAGAAATATCAATTGGAATAAAACCATCAGCTGTTAATTGAACTTGTACTGCCTTACCATTAATATCTTTATAAGGAAGAATATAGTTAGGAACTGGAAACTTTTGGTTTTCTATTGCACTACGAACTGAATCAACAGTGATAAGTAAGTCGGTATTATCGACTTGTGGTAATTTAATCTTGCTAATAGCTTTTTCTACGTTTGCAAGTTTATCTAAGAGTGGAGATAGGTCAATATTACTTGGAGAAACGTTTACTGTAGATTTAGGAACGTTTATAACTGGTTTTACATCTATGCCACTGACTGCGTCTTGAATCTCTTGTGGAATCGCAGTCATCATATCTTGATGTGCAACCATAAATGATGATATTTCTTTTGTAAAATCCTTAAAACTGCCGTCCAGTTGCTTGGCAAGTTTGTCATTTGCATTATTGCTTTTAAGAGCTTCTAAAGCTGCAGTAATTTTTTCATCTAATGGTTTAACAAAAACTTCTGTTTTGACCCCACTATCAATCATTACTCCACGTTGTTCATTGCCAATTTTGAGTTGTGAAATTACATCAATTATATCAGTCTTAGTTGCTAGATCATTTACAACATTAACGTTCTTAGTTTTTGTTGAATCAGTTTTAATAGCATCTACAATATTATTTGCAGAATTGCGAGCGTTTGCTAAGTCTTGTTTATGCAGAAAATCAACTTGTGCCCTAGCGTCTGCTTCTTGTTTCTTTTTATTTACTGAATCTAAGTAGTTCAACGTGTGTATCCTACCTGCCCGTTGTTGCTATTATATCACTTTTAACCATGATTTTCTGTCCTGAGCCATTTAATTAAGCGTAAAAAACCTTCTTCTGGTCCAACTTTACATGGTAATCCATAATCCTTGTTCCATTTCTCATCGCTACTACGCCTTGAAAGGACGCCAACTGGCTTATCTAATTGAAAATTATATTGCTTGTCTTTACCAGCTATCTCACAGCATATATCGGCTATCTGTTTTATAGTCACCATTTCATTTGAGCATATATTGACTGGTCCAGTGTAGTTATCTGTGGATAATACTGAGTATATTTTATCTAGTGCGTCATCAATATATAAGAACATTCGCTGTTGTGTACCATCTCCCCATATATCAATTGGTTGCATATCTTTCTTTGCTAGAACCTTTGTAGCAATCGCTGTTGGAAATTTCATACGTTCGCCACTCATTTCCTGATACGGACCATAAATCGTGTCAAAGATGCCTACACGTGCGTCAAATGGTGCATTTTCGCATAATCGCATCATCATTAACTTCTCCCACCCATAATTCATATCACAATTAGCTGGATAAATCATATCTTCAGTAAGAAGTGGTGATCCTAAGTTATCGTTTATATGTATTGGGTATACGCAAGCTGATGCCGCAAAGAACAATCGTGGTATTGCCAAATCTTCCATTGCACGAAGAACATTTAAGTTAATCTCGTGGCTATTTAAGTATGGATAATAATCATGGCCACCATGAAAGTAGCCAACTCCACCCATATCTGCAGCAAGTTGTATAACCCAGTCAATATTATAAGATAGTGAATCAATCACATTAGCATAATTTCGAAGATCACCACGAACTATTATATCTGCTTCAGCCCATTGTGGTTCTCTAAACTCTGGAAAATCTATATCGACAGCAACAACATAATGTCCTTTATTTTTTAAATAAGATATTAAATTACAACCAATAAATCCTCCACCACCTAGTATTGCTATATTCATTTCATTACCTTTCTTAATTTATCTGCATCAATTTGGCGTTCAGCATTTAATGAGAAGTATAAATCAGCAGTCTTTTCTTTTTTCATACGTTCGTATTTTTCGATGTATGTTGTGTCTAGTTCGGATTTCTTAAAATCAGGGTGTAAATGTTCAGTTAAGATATCAATATGAACATGTCTTCCAACAAGTTTTGCAACATCGTTTATCCAGGTATCTGAGTAATCACCAGAAAACAAAGGTGGACTAATATATCCAAGTGTATCAAACCACTTGCGATGCACAAATCCATGAGTACCATAGATGCCATCATGTACAGAACCATCAAGACCAAATACAAATGCAATTTTATCTTCAAATTTGTCAAATGTTTGAGTAACAACCTTATCCCAATTAGAAGTTTTGAATACAATATCGTCACCTGCATACATTAATATGTCATATTCTGCTATCTTGGCACATTTATTCCATGTATCACTCAGAACTATTCGTGGGCCACGCACCTTTATATGAGGTATGGTAAGTTTATCGTAGCTAGTATCATCATTATCAATATAAATAACTAGTTCTATATTAATTGGATTATATGCAGTTCTTACAATGGATTTCCACATACGTTCAATGTTATGAGGTCTGTTTCTAGTAGGGCATAATATGCTAATCATTGATAGCTTTCTTTATTAGTTCGACTTTATCATCATAGTTACGATCATACATAGTTTTAAGATAGTATTCAGGATAGTCTTTCCAATTGCTTTCATCAGCAAATGTCCAGCTTAGTCGTTCGTCCATATGTCCGAGTAAATATCCCATGTCAGATATTGCTTTAGAGAACTTAGAATCTTCTTGCACTCTTTGCCGGGAGCCTTCCCAACGGCTTTCATCGTAATGAATGCCACCTTTGAATATACTTTTCTTGATAATATTTGGACCGCCAACAGCTCCGGGATATGGATTTAATCCCATGCCGTTATATACAATTGGTTCTTTGTTTTCACCGCCATCATAATCAAGCCCTAATTGCCCAAGTCGGTCAATCTTTTCAAAGTATTGCTCTGCTTTTATGTCCCAACCACGCTCGAAGTGCATATCATTATCAAGTCGCATTAGATGTGTTGCTTCTGGGTAAGCATTCAGTCCTTCAGTCCAGCCAATATTACAGGCTTTGCCGGGATAATAGTTTTCAGGATTAAGAATAACCATATTACAGCGACTTCTTGCTTTTAGATTAATTAAATACTTTTGTGTTCCGTCAGTCGATGCATTATCAATTACTACTAAATAATATGGAACTTCAATCGTATCAAAAAGTGTGCGAAGTGTTCGTTTAGTATATGCGAGTCGGTTATAAGTTATTAGGCATATAAGTAAATTCATATTACTTCCTTTTTATAAAATTATATGTAGCAACGAATCCATAAGCTAATCCCATAAATACATTAACCCATACACGTTTTTGTATAGAAGGTAAAATGTAGGGAATTGTAGTTATAGCAATGAACAGATAATAAGTACGATGACTGTATTTGAAGAATATCACCAATCCTGCAATGCCACATAGCCAAGCAACTATATTAATAAGATTCATTAGATTGTAAGCTCACTTAAATCTATTGCAGTTTGTTTACTATCAATCTGTGTTGCAATACCTTTTTCAACAAGTTTTCCTGCATGAGTTTTATCAGTTGTAATAAAGCCGTTCTCTGTTTCAAGTGTAATAAGTTGACTCTTTGCCGTCAAAGCGTCTGGCATACTCATATATTCATTAAGACGCAAGTTCGGTGTAACGCTACGCCAACGATCTATGCGGTGAGCACCATTGTTAGTACCAGTTTTACCAAGTGCTATCAGTTTGCGTTGCCCTAGAACTTCCGGCATAACGTGAATATCATATCCAGCTTTATGTAACTTCATGCAAAATGTAATGTCTTGTAACCCATAACTGTCAGCTTGTTTTATCATACTTCCAATAAATCTCAGGCTTTCTTTTTGGTGAGTGACTGACCATTGAACATCAGTTCTGAAGTATGGAGCATTGAGTTTATTAAATACCGAGCGTTCTATCAGCAAGAAACCGGTACCGCAGTAAATAACTTTGCCAGTTATATCTTTAAATACAGCACCAACGTGTTTATCATTAATAGGGTAATCATAGGTAACTATACTTTTGTTAGTCGCTAAAGCATTTGTAAGTGCGTCCGGGCGTAACATCATATCATCTTCAACAATTAGTATATGTGTGAACTCTTTGCTTTCGAGTGCTGCTGTTAGTGGCACTTCAAAACAATCTGGTATTGGTAGTTTGTGCGAAAAGAATATCTTATGTGGTACATCTTTAAGCATTGCAAGTAGTTCTTCGGCTGTTTTGCTAAATACTAATCCCCTTGATGGAAATATTACTGCTATTTTATACATATTCTGCATCGCCCCTTCCCTTATAATGTGCTTGTCCATCAACATAATAAATATACTCAGGTATCTGTTCTAGTATCTGAATTGCTTTAACACGTTTAAGTCCACGCTTAAATATCTCAATCGCTTTAGGTTCCATAGTTTTAATAACCATATCTCGCCCTACAATAGTCAGTTCTTTAATATCGTGCTTGCCTTCATTAACTTTAGGTTGACCAAGTGCTACTAGTTTACGTTGTCCTGCATTCTTTGCCATCATCTTAATAGGTACACTTTGCGAATATAGAACCATTCCAAAGTTTACATCGTGCAGTCCATAAGCAACTTTTGTAAGCTTTCTTGGCCAAAAGACTAGCGTATCGCCTTTTATCATCGTATCCCATGCAGTATCGGTTCTCCAGATAGGTCGTGGCATTGCTTCAAGTATAGATTTTGCAATTAATATAAAACCAGTACCGGTCCAATACGCATATCCGTTAGGATCATTAAGCACAGTTGAGTCGCCATTATTCTTAAATGGATAGTCTAATGCAACAACTGGGTAGTTCTGCATAAACATTTTAGGCAATATACCTTTAGGTATAATCATATCATCTTCACAGATTAATACTGCAAATACATTCTTATCTTTTAGTGCTCGCTCAGTAGGGTCATTAAAACAGTCTGGCAATGATTTACCATGCGACCAGAATATTTCATAGTTAAACCCTTCAAGTTCAGCAAGTAGTTCCTCAAATGTTTCAGAGAACATCAAACCACGGCTTGGCAATATGACTGCCAACTTGTCCATAACTATTTCTCTAGGTCAGCAACAAGTAGCTCGTATGAACTTAGAGCCTTAACAAATTGCTTAATGTTATTCTTCTTCTCTGCCTTTTTAGATGCACCTGCAGTTGCAACAACTTCGTCTTTGTCTTCAGCCATCATGCTTGAAATAATGTAATCAACACATTCACGCCATAATACTTTCTTAATCTCGTCAACTTGTGATTTTACAAATGTCTTTTTGAACTCTGCATCGAGTTCTATTTCTGGAGTTATACCGAACTCTGTTACTAATTCATCATATATAGATGCTGGTGTTTTTGCCATAAGATTTGCCCTTTCGTTAATATTCTAATTATACCAAACTGTATTAAAAAATAATACATAAAGAAAAGAACCTCCCTACGAGGTTCTAATTCTTTTACTAATTGTGGTAATTAGCTCTTTACTACGAAACCGAAGTTTGAGCGAAGTGCGTTTACACCAAATAGTACGTCCACAGTTACTAACCAACCAAGATATTCTTGCTTGTATGTAGCTTGTGTTCGTGGTTCTTGCTGCATTGCAACCGCAAATGCTTCCTTGTGGAAGAATAAGTGGTTGTTCTGAGTTGTAGTGGTAGCTACGACTACGAGGTTTTGGCTCATAAAGACCTTAACTCCATAGATTTCACCAATTTGACCATTACGGATTGAGTTCTGGTCGCCACCGATTCCAATTGCATCGTATCTAATGTACTTATCAATTGCAAGCATTTCTGCTTTACCTTGTGGTGTTACTACTAGAGAACGATCAGTCTGAGGTGCTTTTGCATCATCAAGATATCGGTTTACAGTAAGAATCAAACTGTCGTTTAATGCTGTACCAAAAGCTCCGTATCCTGTGAATGAAGTAGTCATCAAAGATGCAAGAGTGTAGTCAACTTTTTCAGCGATTGCGTAAGCCGCAGCCATAGTGTAGTCGCTTCGAAGGTCGTATGCACTTTGTACTTTAACGATGTCTTCTACTAAGAATGAAGATTCGTAGTGTTTGTTTAATGTTATTGTTGTTTTGGTTTCTGTGTTGTAGTTAAGAGTAACAAGCGTGTTCTGTGCTTTTAAGTTAGCAGATACACCTGAAACGTTAGGGATTTCAAGAGTCTGACCAGCACTTTGTACGTCTGCATCGTAGTGCTTAACAAGTGGAAGTAGTACTAGGTTGCTCTTTACGAACATTAATACTTCTTTTGCCCAAATGTTAGGACGAAATACGTTAGCAGCTGTTACACCAATGTTTACATTTCCAGAACCATAAGCTCCTGTTGTTGCCATGATGTTTTATTCCTTTGCTAGAATTTAATTTATTTAATTTGTTAAGAAGCCATTGCAATGTTGATTTCGTCATAGTGTTTTTTAAACCATGCTAAATCATTCTTTGCTACTAACTGATCTACGTTTGCAGATGTAATCTTCTGAGAAGTTATACCTGTAGTTGTCGCATTACCAGTTGGTACGGCTGCTTGTTGTTTTTGGGCTAGGTTTTCAAGCGTTTGCCTTTGAACCGAAGAACTATCGGAGGTGGTACTAGTGCTTTTTGCTATTGCATAAGCTGCTTTTAACATAGCTTCAGGTGAACCCATAAGTCCACTAGTAGTCATTTCTTCAATCATATTCTGCTCATATTGTTTTGCTTCAGGATTTGCATCAAAGAACTCTCTGATTGTGTCCTTAATTTCAAAACGTTGAACCCTCTTGAGCAACTCAGGGTCGGAACCTTGAGGAGCACCATACTGTTCAATTGAGTCATCAGACAATTGCGTCATAGACTTTTCAAGTTCACTAGCTTTTTGAGCTTTCAAGTGCATTGCACGTTCGGCTTCTCTAGCTGACTTGGCTAATTTGTTAATTGCTTCAGGGTCGCTAGGGTCAATACCCTTTGACGCTAACCATTTAGAGTTGTCATCAACGTTGCCATCTATTGAATTGTCATGCAATTCAGTATTTGACTGTTGTGGCTCATTGGTTGTATCCTGAGTCGTTTGTTCGGTGGTTGTTGTAACCGCCTCTGCTGATGTATCAGAACTTACAGGTTGTGTATCTTGTACGCCTGTGTCTGAAACTGCATTGGTTGTGGTTTCTTCCATCGTTATACCTTTCTTTTAGTTCCCTGCCCAGAGGGAGTGGTAAGTAACACAAGGCAGGGTGTTAATTTATTTTTCTTACCATTCCCCTCTGGATAGATAACTACATAGACTTGTCCTTACTTCCTAGAACTGATTGTATATGATCTACTATTTCTCTAGCACCCTTTGCTCGCTGAACGTAATCCCTAGATAACTCTGGACGTTCTTCAGCTTTCAAATGATTACTTGCTATTATATCAGTAATGATATGCATTAAGTGTTCACCACCCTTCGCACGGAAAAAGTTATTGTATGCTGCCTTAACATCTCTCATTACATTCCACCCGGCATTGGACTTCCTAAGCTACTTGGACTATATGGTTGTCCTGACAATATATTAGCACCAGATGATGGTGGTCCTTGCATATTTAATCCAGGTACACCTGTTGATGGTATTGGTATTCCTTGTGGAGCACTTGCTGGTATAGCACCTAGCTCACCGCCACCAATTCCCGGCATACCATTTAACGGAACTTGTGTTGTTGCCATTAATTGCTGAACTTCATCTGGGTCTAAGTCGAATCCTCGTTGCAATACTAGCTTCTTGAGTTCAGTCTGGTTTACTTCAGGGTCGTGTAAGAAAGCTGCGTACATTTCTTTAGCTTGTGCAGCGAGTTTATCTTTTTGGTTATTGATACTTGATTCTAGTTGCACGTCAACATCATAGTCGCCAATGAATTCTTCAGGAACAAATGTCTGCCACTGTACACCATTCTTGCCAATAACTCGGACAAGTTGTGGTGCTGTAATAAAGAGCTGAATCATTGCAAAGATAATAGTTCCAAGTTGGTGGAATCCTTCATCTTCAATCTGCGTAATCTTTAAGTGCATTCGGTTTGCTGCACCAGCAATCTGTGCTTGAATTTCAGTAGCAGTTTGCCGGCCACCACCTTGTTGTGATGTTCCCTTGATAACTTCATTAGCTGCAGTTGTTTCACGCATTTCATTCTTGATATTAGTTCGTTCTAGGAATGCGTCTTGTGGAACAGGTCGTTGCTGAATTGGTTGCAAAGCACCGGCTTCAATTGGGTAAACAGCACCGGGAATGTTCTCAATCTCTTCTTGCAAGTGAGCGTATCGTGGGTCAAGTGTATACATCTGGTTAAGACTAAATGTAATGCTATCAATATTTTGGTTTGTTAAGTCATTAAGAAGTTCTTGCTGATCTGCGATAAAGTCTACTTCACCCTTTGCATAGAACAATGATGCGTCAGTGTAATCTCGGAGTGAGCAAAATGGGTATAGCCCTTTAGGGAATCGGTTGCCGTTCTTGCGAGCTTTAGACTTAAAGTAATTTTCAGTGTCTTCAATAACTGTGCTTCGATTTGCAACTGTGATAACTCGGTCTTTGGTCCAGTATTCTAGGATTTCTACTTGGTCATCGGTATCGCTTACAGTTGAGCCATACCACATATCTTTTTCTTCTTTGTCAGTATTGTCGCCAGAACCATTTTTGCCTTCGCTTACTTCATCGAGATTGTTATACTTTGGTTTCATTACAACTTCATCAGTTGTTGATTTCTCAAGGTCTACAACTTCAAATGATTTGAGTTCTTCTAGCGTAGTCAAATATCTGCGACCCATATATGCAGCGTTCTCTAGGTTATTACAAGTTGGGTCGATAAAGAAGTCACGGATTGGAACATTAAGAAGTCGTGGCATATCAATGTCCCAATAAGCATAAACAATAGATGTTCCAAGACGTAAGAAGTCACGACCCCAGTTAATAATCTTAATAGACCATTTGTCTTTATCCCAGTAGTAGTTCAACAGTTCGTTAAGGATTTCGGTGTTCTGGTCTTGCTTTTGTGCAGGTGGTGTATACATGAATCGTGGCTTCGTGCCAAACAATGCAGAAGTCATAGTTTCAATCGTGCTAAAAGTCATTGGTACAAACGTATCAGTGATACCCTGATAACCAACTTTCACTCGGTTGTTGTTATACAAGTAATAGTTATCGTTCCAACGTCCATGCCAAGAACCTTCACAATATTCCCAAGATTTGTCGAAGTCTTCCAATACAATAGCTAATGCGTCTTCATTAGATTCTTCATTATTAAGAGGAGTTGCTTTTGTTTTTTTTACTGTATCTTGAGTAGGAATGATTTGATTTGGGTCCACGTTATACCTATATCCTGCCTTTTGCTTCATTATATCATAATAATTGTAATGGCTCATTATTCAACTTGTCAGTCCAATACCTAATTCTAGCTTCTGCAATTGGTATGTATTCTTCGGTAAGTTCTACGCCTTCAACGTGTTCCCAACCTGCTTGTAAAGCTCCTATCATTTCACTGCCTGACCCTGAAAACGGGACAAGTAGTCTACCGCCTGTTGGTGGTTTGATTAGGTTGGCTAGGTATTTAGTAAGGGACAGTGGTTTAACTGTTGGGTGGTAGTTAGTTTGTGGTGCAATTCCTTTACTTGTATAACTACCCTTAGCTGTATCACTTCTGATGTCTGGGTCTTTAACTTCAAACTTTTCTAGCCCTGCATTACGTTCACTCTTACTTGCTTTAGCTGTGTAGAAGAAACGAGCAGCAGAGCCTGAGTCGCCGTAGTTATCGGGTGCATTTGCTTCTTGTATGTTATTTTCGCTACCACTTAACATAAAGCCCTTACGACTTCTTGTTTGTTTTATAAACTTACCACCACCTGTATCAGGAAACAACCCTACTACTTCATCAGAGCCATCGTGGATAAGGTTTGCAGGGAAGCGACCAACACTATCTTTATAACTGCTAGTATCACTTCCTCTATTAAGTTCACCACCCGCAAAAGTTCCTTTAGGTGCATTGTGTATATTTATTGTTTCAGTTCCTACCCGACTCCCGTCTAGATTCAACCCACCTGTTCCATGCTTGAGTGCGTTCTGAGCTACTGTTCCCTCAATAGGTTTACGAGCTAGAACACAAGGTTCGTGAGCTGGTTTAAGAGCTGTGCCGTAGCCTTCCCATTCGGTGTGTCCTCTGTCTAATTTACCAACCGTATCTTCTGTGGACTTCCACCCTCCAGCCATAATATAATCCTTACTCTCAACACCGTTCTTCCTAGCACGTTTTCTAAAATCTTCCCTAAACCCTAAATCTTCTCGCTCATTACCCTGTATCTTATCTACTGCCTTACCTATATTTAAACTTTTAGGAAACCCTGAACCATACACCCACTCAATCATATCTCTAATCTCAAACCCTGCGTCTTCTATTGCACAAGCCATGCGGTGATAGGTTCGTGACCCTGAGAACGCTAGCAAATGTCCACCTGGTTTTAGTATGTTGAATACTGCTTCCCACATATCTTTGTTAAACGCTATACCAGTGCTGTCCCAACTCTTACCCATAAATCCTAGTTCATAAGGTGGGTCGCATAATACAGCGTCAAATGGTTCACCTTTGTAGTTCTTAGCCCATTCGTATATGTCTGCGTGATTAATGTTGTATGTCATAAATGCCTTTCTTATTAATTGTGTCCGTACTTCCTTTGCATCATAGCTTTTGGCTTATACGCATGGTATTGCTGCGAAGGTTGGTCTGAACTAATTGCATATCGCATAGCGTCAAGGAAGTGATCTGCTGATACGCCGGGAACACGAACGCTTCTGCCTTCTTTGTCAGTCTTCCACATATATTCTCGGTATTCTTTAATGCCATTGATTGAGCGTTTGGTAATCCATATCTTTTTATCCTGTATAAGTTGAATGCCATAATTGACTGAGTCTTTTCCCTTTTCTGCCGGCAATATGTTTACGCCATAGTTCTTAATTTCATCGATACTCTTTGGCTCTGCACTATCTGCGATGACTAGTGTTTCTTCAAGGTTGTTAAGGAAGTCGGCAAGTTGCTTGTTGCTTTGCCCTTTGCGATATAACTGTTCATCAATCAGGTATCCACCATTGTAATCATAGATATCAACAATTGCTGTCGGGTCTACGCTATAACCGAAGTCCATACCACGTCTGATAAGTCGTGCTTCATATGGTATCTTCTCGACAATCTTCCAATCGGTATAGATTCTTCCCTCAACGTTACCAACTAATCCTTCACCATAAACACGCCACCAGTTCTTGTTGCCACGTCGGGCTTCAATTTCACCAACAATTTCTTTGGATAATGCTTCGTTGTCTTTGTAAGTAAGAATGATAAAGTCTACGTCCGGGCGTACATTTATATAATCAGTGTACATATAGAATTCGGTAACTGGATTCCAGTCAATGAATGCAAACTCTTTGGTTCGTACTAAGAGTTGCTCCCATGATTCTTGGCTAATATTGTTACCCTCATTAACAAATAACCTATCACGTCTTGGACCACGCACCTTGCTCGGTTGGTCAGCACTAAAGAACTCAATCTTTGAACCATTGGCAAATGTATAAGTTGAATTAGTTTTATTCCATTCATCATCTTTGAATGCACCAGTGCTTTGTAATATGTTTATAAAATCACGAATTGCTCCACGTTTTAGGTGTGGGAATGATTCAGATATTACTGAAGTAAGTGTAGGTGTCGTATCATGCTGTGCCCTGGCAATGCAATACATCAGAATAGATATAGTTTTAGAAGCCGATGTTCCACCAGCTACTGCCCTAATACGTTTGTCTAGGGCTCTAATCTTCTTAAATGCTGTTGTCAGGGAATACATCTTTGTAATCTATGATTGGAGTTATTTTTTCGCCTTGAGTAGTATGATCAACTGATTGTTGCGGCCTGCCCTCTAATCTGTCCATAAGTTCTTTCATAGCTTTAAGATCACCTTTTCGTGCTTTAGCTATTTGCTGCAAATATATAATTTCTAGCTGTGACATTTCTTCTTCTAAACCTGTAACAGGGTTGCGTACTTTCTCTTCAAGTGCCAAGAACTTATTAAGTATAGTCTTGCTGTTAGGTAATCCTTTAGGTCGCCCAGCAGGGTTGCCACTCTTACCTGGTTCAAATGGTGTTAAGTTCTGAAGGTTATGAGTCATAATTCACTGTTCCTCCACTGATTTCTGGTGTTAGTTCTTCCCATCGTTCTTCCCAAGTGTCTGGGTAACAATATTTGGCATATCGCTTCCTAATAACATCTACATACTTAGGGTCTAGTTCCATTCCATAACAAGTGCGGTCTGTTTGTTCACATGCTATTAAAGTAGAGCCAGAACCGAGAAATAGGTCTAATACTATACCTTTAGGCTTCGAGCAAACCTTTATTTTATCGGTTAGCAGTTGTTGGGGTTTTATAGTAGGGTGACTATCTTCTGTGTCATTCCTGCCTTCTAACTTACTTGAACTGTAAACCTTGCTATAAATGCTAGTGGGCTTAAGGCTATTGTTCCACACCCTGCCTTTTCTGGTGAATAGCAGTAGGTATTCAATGTCAGGCAAAAAGTTATTAGAGGTAAATGGTGTTGGGTTGGTCTTGTGCCAGACTAGTATGTTGAAGTTTAAGCCTCTGAATATATCTAAGTAAACTGGTATCAACGCCTTATTGCAGAAGAATAGAAATGTGTTAACTGGTTCGTCTAATAAGTAAGCAATATTAACTGGGTCAAAGTCCACAATATCTTTGACTCTCTCTCGCATATTAGCCGTAGAGCTTTGTAGAAACCCTGCTCCTTGACTTTCAAAGTTATAAGGTGGGTCAGTGTAAACCATGTCTGCCTTTTCGCCATTCATAAGAATATCTAGGTTAGCTTTGTCCGTACTATCGCCACACATAACTCTATGTTTACCTAATTGATATATTGAGCCAAGTTGACTCACAGGTGACTCACTACTTACCTCTGGTGCTTCATCTTCTTCAATTTCAGGTTCTAATATTGATTTGTCTGGTAAGTCTAATCCCCAAGCGTCTAGTTCTAATGGATCATATTGGTTAGCTATCATGTCCCAATCCCATTCACCGCCAGATATATTGTCTTTAATAATTAGTTCTTTAACATATTCCTCATAAGTTTTGTTCTGTTCAGTAAGTGTGTTGTTACGTTCAGCATCTTCTCGTGTAAAGTATTTAACTGATATTTCAGTCCAACCGGCTTCTTTAGATGCTTTATATCGCATATTACCACCGATAATAACATCATTCTCATCAAGCAATACTTCTCTGAGTTCTGTCATTACCGGAAAATCCTTAAGACTTTGTACTAGCTTTTTAAACTTATCATCTTTAATAATGCGTGGGTTTTCCGGGTTAGATTTAATTTTGGATAGTTTAAGAGTTTGTTGCCTATTCATAATTCCATTATATCATTTTATGATTTCATACTCATAATCTAGGTTATCAGGCAACCATACAAGATCTAATATTCGCTTCTTAACTCTAAATAATGCAGTTTCCATTCCCTTAGCTTCTACTAGTAAATAACTTCCGTCCGGGCGTGTGCATCTAAAGTCGCATACATATGTAAATAAATCAGCTTTCTTATTGTCTGGTAGGTATACATAAAGCTTTATACGGAACTGTGGCGTTACTTCAATAAACTCACCGGACTTCATTTTTAGGTCTAGTTCTTGAGCTACTCTAGCTTCTAGTTTAGAATCATACTTGCGACCATTATATTCGGTCTTTTTTGCACCAAACTTATTATATTTGTAGGTGGTGATATACATACTCTAGTTATACCATACTTAAAGTTATCCACAGGCTATAAAAAACATTTGCATTATATTTTCTATATAATATAATAAATACTATAAGTAAATCAAGGAAAGGACTTAACTTATGACAACTATAAACATTAAATATAACGAAGTAGAATATAAATTAAACGATGACTGTGCTCTTGATGAACCATGGGAATGGGATTGCTTACATATTGATTATTCCATTGAAACCGATCAGGAATGGGACGGATCATATTATAACTATATTTATTGCCCTAATCACGAATGCACAGGCATAAGCGATGAATTAGAAGTTGAATTGCTTATAGATAACCTAG